CTTGCCGAATGCATCCGATTGAGGATCACCTCGTTCGAAAGAGTAAACTTTGAGAGTTTCTACTTTGTCCAAAACTGGTTGCCAATTGGACTTATCTTCACAGCTAATCTTACTTAGTCCCACTTTAATCTCGATTGCTTGGCCAAACATAACTGGATCATGTGGCTTAGGAAAGATTACTGCGCAACCTGATAATGCTATCGCTAAAACTAAGATTAGTCTTTTCATTTCATCGCCTTACGAAGATCGTTATACAAAGCATCTTTATGTTCTGGCTTCATGCCACTTGCTAGATGAGAATGAAATTCTTCTTTCTTACCAGATGATGCTAACTCTCTTAATTTAGTTCCAGAGACACCAGCAACACCCTTAGCGTTTTCATCTCTTTCACCTGATGAACTAAATGAGATGTCTTTAAAGTTGTAGTTACCATGAGCACCAGCAACACCATTATACTTCTTCAATAAATCATACATTGGTTTGCGGTCTGAACCACCAACAAAGTGTAGATGAGTCACACCCTTAGCGTGTAGATCAGCTGCATGTTGTAGCACAGTTGGTTTCTCTTTGGAAGCAACTTCAATGTTAGTTCCAGGAAATGCGTTTCGTGCATGCTTCAATTTAGTCTCTGGATCAAGAGGATTCTTACCATCTTTTGTATTATGAGAGTGAGAAAGAATCAGAGTATGACCACCACCAACTTCTTTGGCTTTGTCTTTGATAGTCTTAACAACTTCTTCATGACCAGCAGTTGGAGGATTCATACGACCGTATGCCATAACATGATGTACTTCATCTGTCTTTGGCGCACCACGAGACTTCAATAGATTCTGGCGAGCAAACTCTGAACGATTGACCAACTTGGTTGGCTCTGTTACACCATTATGAGTATGATTGTAAACAAAACCTTCTGGCTTGGAAGCAACACCACCGATAGAATGTTCATATCCACCTTCGTTTGATTCAAGACTATTGACCAATTCATTCTTGGCATTGGCAAGATGACCATGCATCTTTAGTAGATTATCGTAGTGTTCTTTGTTCTTATCAATGTGTGCCAACTGAGCACCAGCATCATTCATAATCTCTTGCTTCTTGGCAGGAGTTTTAATCTTTTCAAACTTCTTCTTCAACTGTCCTGACACATGGTCTTTGAATCCATCGCTGGTAGGAGTTTCGCCAGTACGAACTGTTTGATTGATGTAAGTTGCTAGGTGTCCTGATTCACCGCTATGCTCTGCGTGAATTGCTTTATACATCTTGGCACCATGAGTCTCGTGAATAGTCTTGGCTTTAGATAATTCACCAAGCACTTTCTGTTGAGATTGTTCAGAGTATTTTGCACCTCCCGCATCGTAGCTGGCAGTGTGGTGATAGATGTCTGAGTGAGAACCGAAATCACCCTCAGAAACATTACCAGTTGCACGCATGTTGCTTAGGTTAGTTCCTTCGTATTTGGTATGAGTAACTAAACCAAATTTAGATTTGTTAATTGATGCAGCTTTGTCACCCTTTGCACCATAAGTGATAGTGTTTGGTGTGAAAGAAGTTTTGTCTCCTTCTTTCTTAAGATCAGGTTTCGTGAACATCACATCACCTTGGAATACACCTTTCTTTGGTGCAATCTTTGGTGCATGTTCTAATGCTGCTTTAAGTTTTTCTACAAGACCTGGAGCATGACCATGATTCTTCTCGATATCTTCAGGTGTATAATTTAACTTTGGATTTTTATTAAAGGCAGACTTTGAAGCAACGAAGAATTTACCAGTTTCTGGATGATGTCCATAAACCAAAGATGGTGAACCATCATACTTCATTGTCAATTTGTTGGAGTTCATACCTTGTTTGGTATGAAAATGCGCACCATGTAGAGCATCATATGCATGTTTGAATCCATCTGCTCCATGGAACAGTGGACGATCTTCAGCGTGGGTAATGTGTTTGAGTTTTGCACCTTCTTCAGTCGGTGCAGCCTCAGTCAAAAAGTCTTTAAATCCTAGTATCATATTACTATTATACCCTAAGTTGCAATAATTGTCAAGCGATAACCCTACAAAGTTGAGGGGATTATTGTAGCTTGAAAGTGCCTACTGCGCTCTTGTGAGCACCAGAGGATGATTTAATCGTGTAACGAGCAGCAACTGTTGGCTTACCTGTCTTAGCATGGATACCCTTAATGGTAACTGATGTTCCTTTTCCTGGAACTACATGTAAAGAGTCTGGCTTAAATTGCGACAAATGTTCATCGGCTAAACTGTGCATTGGTTTGATCACGGATTCTGCTTCTCCGTTATCCTTAACTTTACTGTGCACAACTGTATGAGGAATGTGAGTATTCGGTGATACATTCTGACGAATAATATTCGCTAGATCTTCTGACTTGTGTTGTGCCATACCTGTAGCAAACGATTGAGTCATTTGAGTTCGTGCAGCAAGATTAGAGGCACGAGCAGTTTCTGCTCTTTGACTTGCTTGTTGACGAAATGCTTCTTGTTTCTTCTCTGGTAATGCATCATGTGCTTGAACATATTTCTCTAAATGTTCATGCATGATTTTCTTTTTGCCAGAGAGTTTTTTACCTGCTTGAATTGCAGCAAGACCTTCAGCATGTTTCTGACGGATGTCGTTGATAGGCATCTCATCAATTTTAGTTTGAATGTTTCTCTGATCAGCAGAACCATTATAACCAAGTTTTTCCATGGCATCAGTATGGTGCTGCATTGGAGCACCAAGAGATCCTGATGATAGTTTAGCAGTTTTTTCTAATGCGTCAAGCCCTGGATTGCGATAGTTTGGCTCTTGTGAACCATACTTGGCAGAGATGCCATGGTGTCCAACAGGTTTACCTTCTTTGTCGTGTAATGTAACAATCAAGTCAGCGTTGGAGTTTACATCTTTAACACCAGTAGTTTTCTCATGGTCACCAGCAACATTTGGTTTATCTGCATTTGATGTCCAGTGAACATTACCGATGTGTGCATGGTCACCAATATGTCCTTGCTCTTGCATGCTTTGTTTAAATGCTGCTGCAGATTGTTTTGCATGACGATCAATTTCTTCGTATGCTGCAGGTGGAATCTTTTCTTTTAGTTTATCATGTACCTGTTCTGGAGTACCAGCATGGTCTGGATTATCAGAGAATGAACGATGATGTTCTGGAAGTGTGGTCTGAGGATGTAGATGTTTTGCTAAAAGTATCTCATGGAGTTTACCTTTATCATCTGAATCAACAGATGAAGATTCTGCTTCTAACAGTAAATCTTCTTTTAAGACTTCTTCTTTAAGAAATGTTTTGAAATTTAGCATATGTTTACCATGGATCCCCTGAGAGTTTTAAAGATGATGCCATCTTTTCTGACTCGAATTTAAAACGAATCTTCATAATCTTTTTTTCACCAGCTTTTACGCCAATCGACTCGTTGCCTACTTTTTCCAAAGTGATGGGATACTTTGATAACGCATCTAGTTTTTCGTTCTTCACTGGATCCATCACTGTTGCTTTATAGGGAGGTTTACTTCCCTGCCCTGTAACTTTAATATATGGAGGATACTGCACTTCAGCATCCATCCAATCAGAGAGAAGATATTTTAACAACTCTTGTTGATTAAATTTCAATAGTCTCTCTAATAATTTATCTCTCATACCTGCCATCATCTTCACACCAATTTCTTCAGTCTCTTTCTTTACTTCTGGGTGTGTCCTAATATAGATCTTTCTTTCAGTGGCAGGGTTTGGTAACTTAAATCTAGTTATAGTGTCTTGCAATAATAACTTATATTCATTGGCAAGAGACATAGTAAGATTAGTATCAATAGTTCCAACACCTGGATTCTTAAATCCAATATCACCTGATCCTTGAGTTGCTTTGGCAGACAATCCTAAAAATCCATCTGCTGGACCATTATTAAATTTAACTAATATATCAGTGGGGTTCTTTTTCTGATCTACAAATCTACCCACTGCTGATGTCATAGAGTTTGGTCTAGCAGTCCACCAAACTTTATTAACGAATCCTTTGTATTTATTGTCCTTTGCCCAATCAATAAAATACTCTGCCATTGCTCTGGCTTTACCCTCAGCATCAGCTACTTCTTCTGGCTTGGCTTGCTTTACACGCTGATCATATTGTAATTTAGCAGACGAGTCGAACCATTTATTACCTGCTAGTACATAGCCTGTATAAATTTCGTTAATGTCTGATAATACGGTGTTTGCAGTCACGAAAGTTCCTAAAAAGATCCCAGTAAGGATTATTTAGGACGACGAGATGCTCGTATAGTTCGCTGGTATTTACGATCCCACTTGGCGATCTGCTGCATCAACTTAGGAATTGCAGCATTATTACGATAGTCGTAATTGAATGTTTTAAGGATGTAGTTAAGAGTGGAAGAATCCTTAGAGTGCTTGGCTCTATTGATTAGTTCTTCTGTTGTAATTGATGGTTTGTAGATTTTGAAGTCAAGTAACACACAGTGGGCATATGCCTGAATTTCATCGAACTCGGATAGATATCTTCTTTCGATGTTCTTCTTTTCATGTTTTACTTTCTTGTAAGGAACGACATAGTTAGACCACTCGTCTCCTCGTCTATCGAACTGCATAAAGTGAATCAACTCATGCATTTGAGTCTGCATTATACGATACTTAAATTTGTTCCATGTATCGTATGTGAATGGAAATCTATCAAACTCAGTTGTGTATATCTGAATACAACACTGTCGTTCATCTGGTCCATATTCACCACCGACAGCTACATAGTTATCGTATAGTTTGGCTTTGGATTTTTGTGGAAGGAACTCGACTTTGGTTCTCCACTTTCTAAAGTAGTTTGAAAGACCCTTACTATCATTGCAATAGTTGTCTAGGTCTTGCCAAACTTTTGAAGGTATAAATTTCGCTCTGAAAGGACGCTCGTTGAAGTTGAGCAGATCCATCCAATCGTAATTAGCGTTTTCCAGGAATTCAAAATTGCATGACATTTTACATCCCAGAAAGGCATTTTACATCTTGAAATTATCCTCCAAGAATGCGAGTACCTTTCCCTGCTCCTCTAAGTTAGTGTTACTAAACTCGGTAATATAAGGCATCAGTTCAAAGTTTGATAGTAGATTACTATATTTAGTTTCTCTGCCTTTTAGGAATTGTTCAGATTGGTCGGATCCACGATCCTTATAACGCTGTTCTAGGACTTCTTTAGTAGTCTTCAAATAGACCACCTGAAGATCTGTATCTGGTAATCCCATAGCGAACTCTAAGAAAGACTGATTAAAGATTCGATCTCCCTCGAATAGGATGTTACAGTTGTGTGAAGCGATCCAGTCTTGTAGTGGAGGTTGGACTGCCATAGAAAGTCGATCCGTTCCAGCGAAGACTTGACCCTCTTCATACTTACCTAGAATGTATAGATCTCGCTCTAAATTGTAGCTAGCATTTACCAGTTTAACTGGAGCAACATCAATCCAATCCTTTCCTTCCATAAACTTGCGAAATAGAGTGGTCTTACCAGTTCCAGGT